CTTGCTTGAACTGAAAGTGCAATAAACGAGGTGCTTTCGTGTAACCGTCCAGCAGCCTAGCATCAAAGTCAGATATGGTCATTCACTCTCCCATAATATCCTAACTGTACCATCACTGACCTCTACGCCAGCACGGTTCTTAGCTTCCCCAAACTTCTCAGGCAGCACCTTACCTACCTTCCACCGTACATGATGCGCATAGTCTCGCAATACATTAGGATTGTAATCCTTCCTACCATGCAACGCATCACCGTACAAAGTATCTAACTCCTCTAAAGCCTTCTCAGCACTATACTGCTGTGCTTCCTTAACAGCCGCTGCAAACTCCTCATCCCTCTTGCAACGCTGGTAGAACGCAGTCCTGGACACGCCAGTGGCCTCGCATACGTCAACAATGCTATGCCCGTCTGCAATGCTGGATATGATTATGTCTGTGCGCTGTCTGGTAAGCTTGGTCATGGTTACTCCTGTGTGTGTGCTGGATAGTAGTATTTAACATATATAAAGCAGGCCGCGCTTGATGGGGGGTGCCGCCTTGCAAAACATGCCCCCCTATGCCTTGCGTTGCGCAGACAATGCAGTGTGGCTTGGCTGCAACAGTGTGTGACATATTTGCCACAGTTGGTTTTGTGTGATAGGCTCGCGGCGATTGCAATGCGGCGCGGGTGGTCTTGTGTGTTGTGCGTGTATGCAAATGTAAAACCAACCCTTCTCAAAACAAAACCCCAACAATATCAGCGTTTCTATACTTATATTATATAAACAAAACTTTTTCCAATGTGTAAACTTTTTTTGCTATGGGGTGTTGACATGCGCGATTGCTGCGCTTATGTAGGACTTAAGACAACAACCTTGGAGGGTCACAAAATGGAAACATTCACAAAATTAGAGACCTACGCTTGGGAATGTTTAGGCTTATCTGACGATGCCGCATCGGCAACAACCAGCCATGCGATGTTAGAATACTTAGACAATTGGCGTTGGGAGACTGACGGCAGAAAAGATGATGATGACGTTTCAAACATGGATATGGCTTTAATGGTTGATTATGTTGCAAGCCGGATTCTTGAGGAACACAACACACAAGCGGAATCGGTCACAATATACAATCAATTAAAAGCCATGACAGCTAACTAAACCTTGGAGGGTTAAACAATGAAACATTTTATCACACAATTAAAAGACGATGCCAACGACTCAACCGTTCATCCAAATATCGAATGGACTGATAGCAGTTATCACAACGATGCGTGTCCATCAATCAGCGCAGACCTAGACGGCAATGGCGAATGGTATGTACAATTGTTCTCCTTTGGAACCTTGGAAGCGGCAAAGGCCGAGGGCTTTGATGAAATTTACGCAATCACAATATCAGTACAAGGCAATTGCGATTATTCCGCTTATGCTGGCAACAACCGCAACAAGGCAATCAAGGCCGCTATTGATTACGCTTGTGAATTACAAGAAAAGCATTTGCGATGCGGTGGCTTTGAACACGAGGGAACATGGGTGGAAGACCGCACAAAATCGCTTTGTGGACGCTTTGACCTAACCGAAGAAGAAAGCAAAGCCTTGTATGGGTGAACGGCTGGCAGGGGCAACCCTGCCGCCTCATAGCTTGCCCTGCTAGGGCTGGCTATGCGGCGAAGGCCGACAACGCAAACAACCTTGGAGGGTTAAACAATGCCTATTATCGACACAATGACAGAACAACATTTCAAAGACAGCGCAACCCTGCGCGATGCGTTTAGCTATGAGGCTATCAGCGCCTTGTTTGACTGGTACGAAGAACTGAGCGACAGCCTTGGCGAAAACATAGAGTTTGACCCTGTGGCGTTTCGTTGCGAATGGTGCGAATACCATGTTCAAGATTTATGGGACGTATACAGCAACATCTTTGAAAGCGCTGGTCTTACAGAGTCAGACGATGCCGACGATTACGACAAACAATTGGAGGCTTTAAAAGAACAGACATACATTTTAGACATACGCCGTGACACTCACATGGGCGGCGTTTTGGTTCACGAATTTTAGGAGGGCAAACAATGTTAAAGACCCACAACATAAACGCCGACAAATACCTGTCAATCAATGCTTGGCTGGCGGCACGTTATGCCAGGACGGACAAAAACGGACGCCGCTGGCTTGACCAGTACATAGGCGGCAAGCCAAGCAAATATAAGCGGTTAGAGAAAGCATTTTTTGACCGCTATGTCATGGCATCAAGCAATTGGAGGGTTTCATAATGGCTAACAAACTGACAATCGGCCTTGGCCTTTTCATGGTCTTGTTTGCATCAAGCATGCAAGAACCAATGTCAAACGCAGCATTTGCCTTGCAGATATGCCTGTTAATAGCTGGCATGGGGCTGGCTGTTTATGGCGCAAGGAAAAGCAAATAAAAAAAGTTAGGGGCAGCACAATAATGCGTTGCACTTAATCGTCTACTATATGAACCAAACAAGAGGGAATAACCAAACCATGCAGACGCTAACCTTAGAAACACAAAACAACGTACTTAACGCAGCTATCGCAATTGCAGCGGATAACTCAACCGAAAACATGGAAGCGGTAGCAGCAAAGCTAACACAAGCAGAACGAGAGTATCTGCTAAAGATTATACAGCTTGCACAAGCCAGCAAGTAAAACAAAGGCAACAACCACTACCATTGACGGGCAAAGGCCTGTCAGTGGCCTTTAAATCGCTATTAAACCTATGGAGGGTTAAACAATGGCTAAATCAATTGAGACATTACAAAAACAAGTCGAGAAACTACAAGCAAAAAACAGGCGGCAGCGTGAAAGGCTAGAAAATGCCCGTAGCCGCATCATGGAAATGTATGGAGAGAAATTAGGCGTTTATACAGACTGCCAGAAAGACATGTTGAAAGCACACAACGCCATAAACCAATTCTTGCACACCTTTGACGAGTGCGAAGGCGATGTTTGGGTTTCCGATATCAACAGGCTGAGAAAGGCAAAGGATAAGATGCGGAAGAAATACGAAATCACACCACAAAAAGACAGTGAAGGCCGTGACATGTACTACCACTATAAATGGCAAGTGAGGGATTAGACATGCAGCTAGTATTTCATCGAATCAAATTCACAACCAACATAGCAGACCAGACAACCTATAAAGACGACTGGCAGCTATGTGACACACAAGACGAGGCAAGGCAGCAAGTCATTGCCTTGCAGAACATACACGGCGATGCGCTGGATTCCTGGGGCATTGCTGCAATCACAGACGCATCAGAGAAAAGCTGGATAGAGAAATGACACCATCAGAACTTAGAGAAAGGCGGTCTTTCCTCGGCTATACGCAGCTATCATTTGCTGAAAAGCTAGGGTTATCACGCCGCACCATTCAAGCCTATGAACTAGGCGAGACAAGCATACCCAAGGTCTTGGAGATGGCCTTGGAAACGATAGAGCTAGAGGAGAAATAAATAAAAAGGGCTGGGGTGCTATGCTTAACAAGTTATGCTTAACAAGTTTGGCACCCTTTCTTTTTATATACATTCACTTGGTTGGCTAAACAAGTAATGCTTAACTTGTTATGCTTAACACCGCTAATGCGGATTATACAAAGCAGAAAAAAACTGTCAAGAGGGAAAAGAGAAATGAGGGTCTTATCACTATTTGATGGCATGTCATGCGCTAGGATTGCGCTTGAACGTGCCGCAATAAACGTCACCAGCTACTACGCCAGCGAGGTAGACAAGTACGCCATGAAGGTAGCGCAGGCAAACTATCCAGACACGGTGCAGCTTGGCTCGGTCACAGATGTTATGTGGCCTGAGACATTTGAGAAACTACCAATAGATTTACTGATAGGTGGCAGTCCATGCCAGGGGTTCAGCTTTGCTGGTAAGCAGCTAAACTTTGAAGACCCGAGGTCAGCCCTGTTCTGGGAATATGTGCGGCTGCTAAAGGAGTGCAAACCAAGATATTTTTTATTGGAAAACGTGCGCATGAATCAGCGCAGCCAAGACGTAATCACCGAGTCATTGGGTGTAAAACCCATAGCGATAAACAGCAGCCTTGTATCAGCCCAGAATAGAAAGCGGTTGTATTGGACTAACATACCTTTCAAGTATCCATTGGATAAAGAAATAATGATGGGAGATATACTGCAAGACCCAGACGAAATATCGCCGGAACATTACCACAGCATGAAAGCTGTCGAGTATATGGAAAGAGGCAATGAGAAATGGGGGCAAGCTGGCAGCAGACGCGCTGATGGCTACGAACAAACGCCACAGACTCAGAAATCATTTACCCTGACAGCCAATATGCACAAAGGCGTTCCATACAATTACTTCAAAGATACAAGAAGCGGATTGATAAAAGCCGGAGAAGCAGACTTAAAAGGCCACGACTACAACCGCCGTGTGTATCACCCAGATGGCAAAGCACCAACATTGGCAGCGGCTAGTGGTGGCAACCTAGAACCAAAGACACTAGCATCTACGACAACTTGGCGAAAGCTAACGCCAGTTGAAGTTGAAAGACTGCAAACTGTGCCGGATAACTACACCGCCCATGTCAGTAACACGCAGCGTTACAAAATGCTGGGCAATGGCTTTACTGTGGATGTTATAGCGCAGATTCTGCGAGGGATTCCCGCACCAGCATGCACCATGTCTCAAAGCTAATCGTGGCTATGTCCTGCTTATTAGAGAAAGCATCGTTGATAGCTGAGAGATACACAACGCAGCGAATAGGTTGCCGGTCAAACTTGTAAATGAGAACCGGCAGTTCACCTGTTAATAACGCGGCGGCGCAAGTTTGTGACCACCACGCATCTTTGTGGATATTATTGGCTGTCGTGTTTGCATACCGCTTGCACTCTATCAGCCACCCATCCAAGCCAATCAAATCACCCTTGCCGGACATCCTGTATTGTTCCAGGTCACGCTTTACCTTTACGCCTAGCTGGTCATGGATTAGTAGAGAAACCTCGCGTTCAAAAGAAGCGCCTTTGTTGCGTCCATTGGTCATTGTTCAAACTTTACATGGATGAGAAACTCGGCTGCGTCCTCCTCATGCACCTCACCATCACCATCACAGAAATCGCAAGTCTGCATCACGCCCTTGATAAAGCCGCCGTTGGAGTGGTCAATCACCTCGACCTCAACCTCATATTCACCAGCCCCGCCGCAGTCAGGGCAGTTAACGTAGTCGCTGGGAGTGGTGTTGTTCGTAGAAGTCATTAGCTTTTACCTTTCCATCAGTTGCTAGAGAGATACGCCGCATAGATTCGGGCGTAGGGAAACGCTGATTAGATAGTATGCGAGACACAGCAGAGACAGACAAGCCAGCTTTCCAAGCAAACCGCCTCATGCTAAGTCTTTGTTCTCTAATGTAATCCTGTAAATACATGCAAACACCATATATCAGTGTTGACAGATTGGCAATGGGTTGGTAAGACAGGGTATTGAAAACGCATAGCGTAATACATGGAGGGTCACTTGGAATATACTATTCCAGACTATCGAAAAGATTTCGGTTGTTATCACAACAGCGCATCAGGTGGTACGCAATCCACTTATGAAAACCTGTTCAAACTATACATTCGCAAAGAATACAAGATGCAGTTTCCTATGTCAGCCAGGCCAAGGGCAGGGCAGATAGTACAGCAGGGCTGCGACCATTACTTTGGGCTGCATGATTATTCGCCCGTCAGAGGCCAGCAAGAGGGCTTAACACTAGGCGAGGCAGTAAGACATGCCATGACAGAGTACATGGAATACAAGCCTATTAAATGGGATGGCGGCAAGGACATGGAAGTCTTTGAGGCTTGCAAGGAAGCTATCCCAGAAATGATAGGTCATGCAGTCAGAGGCACAGAAGAATATTTTGGCAAGAACGTGGAGATGGTGGGCGAATACCAGCGCGTATTCAAAGATGACAGGCTAGACATACCTACGATTATGTTCTTGGATTACGCTGATGACACAAGACAGATTGACCTAAAGTGCAGCTTGCCTGTGGCCAACCCGCCCAAGAAGGATGGCACAAGGACTTGGCGTATACCCAAACCAAAGACTGAACCCACCTGGAATCAGGTAGCGCAGCAGGCAGTGTACTGGAAAGGCACTGGCCTAGTGCCAGCCTTGCTGTTTGTTACTGGCGAGGGCTACAACCTATGCACACCTGATAACTGCGACATGCTGAAGCCTGACGCATTAGAAGAAGCGTATGAAAGAATAGCGCAGCGGTGGTTGACGATACAAAACCTTATGAAAGCGGCGCGTGGTAACTGGAAAACTCTGTTTGGTATGGTTGCACCTGACTTTGCAGAGATAGCCCAGCGGCATGGCCCTGAGATACTTGAGATTGCCAAACAAACTTGGAGGGTGGAATGAAAGTACCGACTAGGGATGAGATAGAAGCAGCGTTGAGAATACCAGAGGTAAACGTCAAGACTGACGCTATGGGTAGGGTTATTAGGAAAAAAAACTATAGCCAGACTAAAGTGAACAAGGGTTTTAATGTTGGTAAGCCGAAAGGGAAGGGCAAGTATGATTAAAATAGAGATGACTAAGGATGAGTTCCAAATGCTTACCGAGTGGTCAAGAGACCACTTCTGGGACAACACTGAAAGTTTCACAGACGACATAGACATTGATGAATTGTTGCGTTGGTCAAGAAGCTGTTTGTTAATGGCTAGGCTGAAATCAATAGCTGATGAGAACGATATATATTTTGGCCTTGACTCACAATACTGCGAGGATGCTGAAGACAGCACAAAATTAAAAGTCGTAACAGCATTTGTTGAACAGTATTCAAACAACATTACTAACATAAAAGATGTGCTAAAAGGGGCAGCCGCATCCAAAAAGGTGGAGGACTAAATGACTGAGGTAGAACAGGAACATGCGCAAGCAATCGACTTCACACAAGAGAGATTGAACCGCATTGAACGAGACATGGCGCACATGCAAAAAGACTTGGATGAACTTAAGACTATGCTTGCGTCATTTATGAAAGCGATTACGGACTACAATGAGGAGGTGAATGACAATGACTGATTTAACACAAGCAATGACAGTCGTGGCTGATTACTATAAAGACCACGCTATCAAGCAA